ATCATCAATCCGTTCATGAACGTCTGAACCTGCTACTCCTTCGGATTCAAGTTTCTTGATTTCTTTCTGTATCTTTTGTATAAACTTCTGATTAGACACTATTTCTGTTTGCAATAACCCAATTTTTCCTTGAATTCCTTCTATCTCTTGTTGTGTCTCACCAATCTCATCTAATCTTTCTCCGATTTCTCGGATGGTTTTTCCAATTTTTCCGATTGCAGACGATAGTTCCTTCTTCTTGCTTTGGTGCGTCTCGATGTGTTCTTTCTTGTGTGTTTCATCTAACTCTTGCTCACAAGTTGGACATTCGTCATTGTCTTCATAGAATTTGATTTCCTTAATTGCTTTCTTATAATTCTCGTTGAGTTTTCTTTCCAACTCAGTAGCTTGTTGCAGTTTATCTTTTGCAGATACTTGATCCTCGATAGTGGATGTTTTCTCCACCACATTTTTCGTCTTTTCATTGATTGTCTCCATGAGATTATTAATATTAGTTTGGGTTTCCTCAACGGTTCCTTCATACTGTTTAATTCTCTTATCTCGATTCTCACGCAGTGCATTAAGTTGTTCATTCAATCCGTTAATTCTTTCTTCCAAAAGGTCAATTTCATGATCATTTTCTCTAACATCAACAACATGGTTAGAGAGTTTCTTTCTTAGTATGTCTGACATAGTAGAAAAGATGGTTATATCCAAAAGGTCTTCAACAAGTTTTCTCCTTTCAACAGATTTTAATTGCATGAATGGAGTAAAGTTAGCTGATCCTAGGATAGCCACTTGAGTAAAAGAACGATAATTCATTTTGAGTATGTTCTTTTCTAAGTGTTCTTGGTAGTCTCTGACATTTGCATCTTGATTGACCAATTTGTCATTGACATATAATTCGAATTTGTTTGGTTTTGCACCTCTAAGGACTTTATACTGTTTCTTACCAACATTAAATTCTACCTCGACTTCTAACCCCTTTCCATTAATAGAGTTGACTAGAAGGTCTTTCTTGAGGTTTCTGAACCCCTTTCCATAGAGTCCAAAGCAAAGTGCATCCAGTAGTGTAGATTTACCACTACCATTTTCCCCTAGAACTAGGGTTGTTTGGTGACTGTCTAATACTATTTCAGTAAAATTATTTCCTGACGAAAGTAAATTTTTGTATCTAACAGTTGTAAAATTAATCATAAGTAAGTATGTTCATCCAACGCTTCATTATATAATGATGTCATCAATTCGTTAAGTGGTTTTTTCTTTCCTTGAATTTCTAATCCATCAATATACTTTGATAAAATAGTTAATGTATCTTCTACATTTTCTATTTCATCATCGCCCATTAAATCCATGTGTTGATGATCATCAACTATCTGTAAATGGATTGGGCTCGCAGCATGAACTTTATCTAAGAATGAATCAAACCAATATGGGTTGTCCTTGTTAACTACAATAACTTTAACAAACTTTCCTGTGTAAGTGTCGTAGTCTTTATCTCGTATACTTTCAAATGTTTCTTTAGTATCGTCATAGAATGCTTTTTCAAACATCCTGAGAGGGTTGTGTATAGGTGTCATTTCTAATGTTTCAGTGTCAAATATATGGAAGTATTTTTCATCACCATAATCATTCCATGTAAATTGCATCTGAGAACCAAGATACCTAATGTTTTTTAAATCTGTTTTGTGGTGAAAATGACCACTATAAACTTTATCAAATCGTTTTAAATAAGTATGATCTAAACCATGTGAACACATAACTTGAGGATTCATCATCGCACCCTCAATTTCAAAATGACCCATGCAAGTTGCAGCGTCAGCTGTGAGTAAAAATTCAACACTATCTGCATAGTTATCATTATTAATCCACGGAACAAGTGCAAGTCTACATCCATCATACTCCTTTACTTTTGGTGATCCTATCACCTCTATATTTGCTTTATCGAACAATAACAACTCAGGTGCATTAACATCATTGGTATTCTTATAATAAGTATCATGATTTCCAATAATTAAATCCATTGTGATATTATTCTTTATTAAAGGTTCAATAAAGTCGTCTCTATTAGATTTTAATGATGCAAAATTAATAAACTTTCGTCTATCAAAATAATCACCCAAGTGGATGATGTGATTTATATCATTCTCTAATAGATATGGGAAAAATATTTCATTGTAAAAACGACCTTGATATTTTGCCATTTCTACCATGTCCCCACGAACACCCGCGTGAGTGTCGTTCAAGATTGCTAATCTCATGTAGTAAACTTCTCTAGGTTCTTTTTGGTTTTTTTAGTTGTTGTTGGTTTCTTTCTTGATTTTCTAGGCTCATAATCAACTCTAGTCATGTTCTCTTGCATCCACTCAACATTAGTATTTGTCAAGTTAGGATCATGTTCACCGTCTATAGTTGTATAGGCATCCATTGTGATGTTTGCCGCCTCGATTTGTTTTTGCTTAATGAAAACTTGTTTCTTTTCTTTTTGAATCCTTCTCAAAAACGCATAATAACAAATTTGTGTTACATAAGCGAACGCGTTGTTTGATTTTTCTCTATTGAAGTTTCGGATATATTGTATACAATTTTCTATTGCATCACATATCATTTCATCTCTATAGGTATAATTGATGAAATTTGGACGAGTAGATAGTCGAGTTGCGATCTTATAGATACACTCTCCTATGTATTCAGTCATTCTAGGTGGTTCTTCACCCTTATCTTTTGCAAGTTTAACTGCTTCGTTAAAGTTGGCTACTGCTTCTGTAAACTCTTTGTTGTTTACATAATGCTCAGGTTTCTTTTTTGTTGCCATAATAATATTATACTCGCGTTATACCTTATTTGTAAGGCACTTTTAAGTATTATTTTTTTTTAAAAACACACTTTTAAATGTAAGGAATCTATGGTATAATAATTATGTCCCAAAGGGAATACTATAATAATACTTCTATTACCATAGATATGCTTACTCCTTTAGTATTTAGAGTAATCCACCACCCCTTATAATGGTTCCTATCCAGTATCCACAAAAGAAGAATACGGAGGCGTAGAATGGATGCTCCTTACAGAATTGAATGAGTGCATAAAAATATTCTTGAAAATTGAATTGCATTGTGTCCTAGGGAACTACAAGCACGCAAATGTCTACCTTAATAAACTTCTGAAAGGCACATTAAAAATAATGGCGTGAGTATGGGAAGGACAAATAGTGTGACAAATTCTCCGACTTCAAAGGCCTTTTTCCAAAAGACAGTTCCCTTTATGTTTTCGACTTCGTTAGACACCAAAATCTTCGCAGACTCGACTAGCTCTGCTGTGGTCATGGTTCTCTTCTTATATATTAATATTAAACCAGTGTATTATGTGACTAATACACACGCAATTATTTATAACTCTTTAGAGTCTAATGTAATTTTTTCTTATCGATGGGGGCTGGGAGATTTGCAAATTCTTTATATGATTTCTCAAAATCTGCATCCATCATTTCTTGTTCCATCTTTGCTATCTCTTCATCCGTAAGAGGATTCTCAATAGCATCTTCAATCATTGCTTGAACAACTCTATCCATGTGTTGTTTGAATCCTATAGGTTGAGCTTCTTTACCAGTTGATAAAGTGTTAACTAATGGAACCTTTCCTTCATCCAACATTTGCATCCATTCAGCTGAGGCATTGTCATAGAAAGGAACAAATTGTTCATTCATTTGATTTCTATGTGCAATCATGTCATTAGGAATAACGATGGTTGCATCCTGACTCATAGGTGCATACGGAAAGAAGGTTGCAAGTGTATCTTTCTTTGGAGATTGAACTGTTAAATGACACATCATAGGTAAAGTGATATGCACCCCTGTTGGAGTGTTTCTAGTCATACCGACAATTTCTTGTCCAGTTCGGAGTTTTAATACTTCGTATTGTTGAGGTGATGTGTCTGTCATTTTAGATCGAATTGTTTAATTTGATAAACGAAATTCTCTTCGTTGTAAATATTTATACGATCTTTAAGGTGGTTGAGGGTATAATTCTTATTTTGTAGGTCATCTGCAATGTCAAATAACCTCATAGAATCCTTATCATCAGTCTTTCTTAACCCTCTACCAATAGACTGTAGGTTTCTAATTCTTGATTTTGAAGGAGAGGCAAATATAATATTATCAATTCTCTTGATGTTAACACCAGTAGAGAATGTTCCGTATGATGCAAGAATAACATGATCCTTATTCTTCTCTACGATTGATCTAACCTCTTCTCTGTCCAGTGTGTCAGTTCCACCATATACATAATGTAATTTTTTACCTAACTTACTAAACATTTTCTTATGTAATATCTCACCGTGTTTCTCCACAAATTGAAATAAGATAAGTGTATTGCCCTTCAAACTATACACAAGATTACACAAAAAATTGTTCCTACTATCACAGCTTACCAAGTAATCCATCTCTTCTTGATAAGACATCTTCTTTTGTTTAGTATGACGAAGTATGACACAATCGATGGATAAATTTGCAATAGTTCCGTCTTCCATTAACTCCGAAGATGATATAACTTTTTTACACGGCCCGAACATACCTTCCAGTTGAAGTCTATGAACTTCACTTCCGTCCAATGTTCCAGTTGTTCCAAATCTTACGGCAGTCTTTTTCATCTTCTCTAGAATACCCTTTAACATTTGTGCCTTAAATAAATGAGCCTCATCACCGACAACCATATCAAATGATTCTATAGTTTTCTTAGGAGCCCTACTTAACGATTGCCATGTGGTAATAGTAATAGGTGCATCGAACACTTTTTGACCACTGTAGATTTTACACATCTGTCCTTCATATCCATACTCTTTAAAGTCCTTATACATTTGTTCTACTAATGCAGTAGTGGGAACAATGATAACCATTTTCTTAACACCCCTTCTACCCTTTTCATGATGTGGAGCTATTCTACCATACCATTCACACAACATATAAATTATTAAAGATTTACCACTTGCAGTTGGTGATAACAATAACTGTCTTCCATACTTAATAGATTCTTCCCAAGCTTCCATTTGATAATCCCTAGGTGTAATATGTTCGGGAAGATTTAAATGATCTAAAAATGCCTGTGGATGTGTAAATTCGGGAGCTCCAATTACATTTAATATACCTAGACCGTCAAAATCATATCCTCTCTCACGACAAAATTCATCGACATAAGGAAGTAATCCAATATAAATTTGATGTGTTTTAATAGAGAAGAGTCTTACTTTACCATCCCAAAAACGATTTTTGACGGATGGCATGAACTTTGCATTAGGAACAGTATAAGAAAAAAAGTCATACAAGTCTCTTGCAAGTCCATCATCACAATGAACTTTCATAAAAACTTCGTTAACTCTTTCTACTCTAACTGAATCAGACATAAGGTTGACCACAATACCAGTTAACCAAAACTTTTCGAGTTCCTCTAGTAACAGGTGTCACTTGATGATATAAAAAAGAAGGAAATATGATAACACTACCTCTTTCTTTTGCAGAAAATGGTGCTGAACATATACATTGTTCAATATCTATAACAGGTCTTCCAGTATCAATTTGCATTCTATCAAATTGTCTCTGTGGTTCTAACCACTGGAAATGACCACCTTCATAATCATTAGGATCGGATAATTGGACTGTCATACTTAATTTTCTTATACACCCATTGTCATAAGTCTCAGGGCCTGCATCTGTATGCCAAGTATAAAAGTCTCCTTTTGGTTTTTCATTGTTTGCATGATAAACTGTGTATTGGGTATTTTCTTTGTATTCGAAATTATGTTGCCACCCTGTTTCATCATTTGCTTGACAAGTAACATTATATAATTTTGTAGCAATATTTTGTGGTAATGTTTCTTCTGTAAACCACT